CCAAGATGGATTTGTGGTCAATGGCAGTTGATTCAATCGCTAAAAATATCGCTGAGGTAATGAACCAATATGCGATTCCAAGATTGCTAAAACTTAACGGAATGAATCCATCCCGTGCCCCTTATCTAACTTATGGCGAAGTAAGCCATGTTGATTTGAATGAAATCTCAGCCTTTGTTTCTAACTTGGCTCAGGTTGGCGTTCTTGTTCCTGACCCTAAGTTGGAAGAGTATCTACGAGACTTGGCTGGATTACCACCTGCCGAGCATGATGGACAAAATTTTGGTATGCCTCCAATGCCTGAAGGTATGGGAGTTCCTCCTGCACCTGAAGAAGCCGATGGCGCTGGTGAAGAAGAATTACCTCCACCTCCACCAACACCCGAAGGATTGAATCCACCCGCCCCTGAAGTTGGTTAAAGATGCCATTTCGTTTTGCGAAAGCCGAAAGACCTAGGCGCCTACCTTTAACACCTCAAGAGCAAGCCTTGGCTCGCACACTTTTTGAATCTATTCAGCGAGCCACAGATAGCATCTCTCTTCGACAATTAGAGAGTTTGCTTCGTAATCTTGACCCACAAACTTTAGAAAGATTGTTAAATTCAATAACAATCGCTAATCAAAAAAAGATTCAAGATTCTTTATTATCCTCGATTGATATTGGTGGTAATGAGGCAATCAAACAGATTAGAGAGATTGCACCTAAGTTAGCCCTACCTGCATTTATACCAACCAAGGTAAAGATAGAAAACCGTCCAGCAATGGCTAACATGGAGTTTACAAAACTTCCTGCGTGGGCACAATCTAAACAACCTAAAGTTGAATTCAAGATGTCATTCAATAAGACAAACCCAAACTCTTTAGCCTTTGCTCAACGCCGTGCTGGTGAACTTATTACATCGATTGACACATTAACCCGTGAGTCAATTCGCAGAACAATTATTGATGCCTTCAATGAGCAGATAGATTACCGAGCCGCCGCTAGAAGAATTAAAAATGTTGTTGGGTTGCATCCACGATGGGCTGATGCAGTTACTAAATTTGAAAAAGATGAGTTTGCTAGATTACTTAAACGAGGATTAAAAGAAGAAGTTGCTCGGGCTAAGGCTATGGATAGAGCCACTAGATATTCAGATTCTCTAAAGAGTAAAAGAGCAACGATGATTGCTCGTACAGAGATTCAAATAGCACAAAACGAGGGACGCTACGAAGGATGGAAGCAAGCGGCTGAAGAAGGTTATGTTGATGTTGAGTCACAGAAAATGTGGATTATTGCTCAAGATGAACGCACCTGTGAGATTTGTACAGAATTAGATGGAGAAGTTGTTGGCTGGAATGAACCATTCTCTAGCGGTGATGAAACTCCAGGCAGGGTGCATCCTAATTGTCGTTGCACTATGGTAATCATTCCACCTGAGAGACGCTCATGAGTATTACACTCGTATTTCCTGTTGGCTATAAGCCAGTTCTAAAACACGGCGAACATGACCAAAGTTCTCATGGTAGTTGGGCGCACGGAAATTCTTCATTGCAAAAAGAGTATGCGGGATTAAGGGAAAGCGGAATTATAGAAAACGGAAAATACTACCCTGAGTACGATTCCGTAGCGACATCACGCTTTGACCCCTCTAAATACTCAAGACCTTATGACCCAAGGGCGCTGACTAATGACGCCAAGGTTCATTCAGGTCCTCAGTTACGAGAAATAATTCAAGGACTTATGGACAGGGAAGAATATACCCCTGAAATACAAAAAAAGGTTGAGGAAATTTCTAAAACTTTTTTAACAGCCAATTTAGAAAATGTACAAACTTATTTTGAACAAGAGGCGGCAAAACAAAATTTGGGCGCAACAAATTCTAAGATTTATGTAGCAGGTCAGACTCAAAGATTATCTAACTACCTTGATGCTAATAATGCAGAAGTTAGATATGAAATTGCAAAAGCCATCTACCCCCTTCTTGACGAATTACGAGGTATGCAATTAGGTAATTATTTACAAAATCACGAAAGAGTAACAAAGGAAATTCAAGAGAATGTCTCTAAGGGATTTCCCGTCATAGCGGTTGATTCGAGAGATTTTGAAAAAGTTTTAACAGATGGTAGATTTAAGTCACAATTTGAGTCAAATAAAAGTGGGGGAATGTACGATTTAGGCAGAAGAAAAACCGAAGAAGTAGAGCAAGGAATTCCAGTAAACAGTAAATTGAAGGATAGACCAATTTACGGATACCTTGCAAGCCAACTATCTGTTGATGAAAATTCTGCAAGAGATGTAAATAATGAAAAACCTACCAATACATTCACCGTGAACACAAGCCGAGTAGAACAATATGGCAACTTAAGGGTATTATTAAATGATGATGTAAAAGAAAGAACCACTTATACCTTAAGAGATTCTTTACAACAAGGCTCACTTCCACAACCCTTGTCCGAGAAAGTGACTAGAGATAATCTTGTAACTGCGGGTTTACATGCGAGAAGTTCTTATGGAAGTGGCGGTAAACATACAAACGAGTATGTTGAAGTACAAATCAAAAATGGTGTAAAAGTTACAGATATTAAACAAATTTATATTGTTGGTCGAGATAGTGATTCACAAGACAGGGAGCGTCGAGTTAATGAGGTTAAAAGCATGTTGAGTGCTTCAGGTAATACAAATTTAATTGATAAAGTTAAATTTTTACCCGCAGAAAAAGATGGTTTGTCAGATTATGGGTGGTCAGATTAAATGGAGAATACGCTCAATATAGAAAAAGGCACCGTTTTATACAAACGCTCAGATGGTAGTGAGATTGTATTTACAAAAATGGATGATGAAGATTTCTACGGTTTTGTTCGTAATCCCAAAGGTAAAGTTTTTGAAGAACAATTATTAGGGTCGATACTTCGTCGAGGTGATTGGGAAGCCACCTATGAACCTGTGAAAAAGCACGGTGACCACGACCAGTTAAGCCATGGAAATCGAGATGGTGCAGGTGGTGGTGAGGTCAGCCCTAAAACAATAAAGACAATTATTGAACGCATGAGTGAAACAAAAACTCCTGGGATAACTATTGACTTGAAAACGGGCAACGAAGCACGAACAGGCTACATTTGTTCTAAAAAAGGTTTTGAAAAACAAGTAAAACTTGGAGATTTTGATGCTAATAAAAAGAAAGTAATTGAGGATTATATCGACAAAAACATGGAAGAATTGAGCAAAAAGGGCGCTTTTTTTGGGGGGTGGGTTGTAAAATCAGAAGACAGGGTGTACCTTGATGTTTCTCGCAAATTTGATACACGGCAAGATGCAGTTCGGGCTATGTTTGATAATGAGCAAGATGCAATTTTCGATGTCAAAAATGACTCGTACATATACAGGAAAGATGAGAAAGATGACAGAACAAACAAAGCCATTTATGGTGGAAGTTCCAATACCTATAAAGGATATGACGAAAGAAGAGAAAGACGCTTTTATAGAAAAAATCTTGAAAGCGATAGAGGAGAATCGCTAAACGAAGATTCTGAGCATGTTTGTTTAGGCAGATATGGCTTATCAGTAAAAAAACACGGCGACCACGACCAATCAACTCATGGGTCTTGGGCGGTTGGAAGATTTCCTAAAGATTCAGTCCCTAAAGCACGAAATGGCGCAAAAGATTACGCTTACAAAAAAGGCATAAAACAAGATGACACTATTGATTACAACAAAGTTGTAGCCAATAGAGAACGAGCCTCAAAAATTGCCGACATTTACGAGACATTACCAAAATTAGATAGAGATGCGATTGACGAATACGAGTCATTATCTACTGAAGTAGAAGAACAGTTTGACTTTATGACTAAAGAATTGGGAATAAAAGTTGAGTTTGTAAAAGATGACCCGTATAAAACCTCCAAAGAGATGTTTGATGATGCAAGTAAAGGCGTCTTAAAAGTTTTATCTACTGAATCGACTGGCGCTCACCCACTATTCTCAAATGCTCAAAATGATAAATTCAGAGCAGTTCATGATTATTTTGGTCATGCCGCAACTGGAAGAGGTTTTGGACAAGATGGTGAAGAAGCCGCTTGGGTTCATCACTCACAAATGTTTACTGAAAAAGCAAGAGGGGCTTTAACAACAGAAACCCGTGGTCAAAATTCTTTTTTTAATAACAGAGGAAAACAGTTTGCTGACCAAAAAGTTGCATTATTGCCTGAAGAATTTTGGAAAGTACCAGTTTCTTTTACTAAAAACTATGCAGTAATTTATTTTGACTATGGATTAAAACCCGTATTCAAACATGAAGGTCACGAAGACCAGTCAAGCCACGGTAATTGGGCTAGAGGATTTACTGAGCAAGAAATTTCTCGTATTGAAGCAATGGATAAAGTTGGTCCATCAGATAAAGATATTTTACAAGCCATTAAACCCAAAACATATAACAATAAAGAATTAAGTGAGTTTGTACTTCAAGATAGCGATTTGTACGCCGATGCAACTCAAGGAATTGACGACAAAGTTGCTCAGAGTCTTGCGTCGCTTCAAGCAGAATTTCCAAATCGTGAATATACCGAACAAGAAAAAAATGACATTTTTGCAAGAGTACAAAATGAAATGGTTGAGAATTATGTTGAGAGTCAAAAAGAATCATTGACAGAATATGGAATGGCTATTGAGGGTTATGAGCCAATAAATACCGACGACTTGGTTGAGCCTTTTAATGAAGTATTTGGAGTTGTTCAAACTGGAGAAAGTTTGACTGGAGATACGGTTACTTTAGAATCAAAAATAGAAAGAGTATACAAGGACGGAAATGAGTTAGAGGTAAGAGGTTCTATTTATGATGAGAATAATAACCAAGTGGGAGAAATAGCCCGTACTTTTTTTGTAAAAGATGGAACACTTAATGTTGAGCATGGACTTTTGTGGATTTATGACGAAGAAAATAAAGGAACTGGTTTTGGCAAAGAATTTATTCAACAAAGTGAGGCTTGGTACACAGCCAAAGGCTTAGGTTACATCGAAATAAAAACAACCGCCGAAGATGGCGCTCGACATTGGGCTAGAGCAGGTTACGATTTTGCACCCAATAAAGTATATGAAAATCTCGACAAAATTTCCCAAAGGGTTGCCTCTATGGACGATGAAGAAAGTGGTTGGTTTGCAAAAGGCTCTCCTGAAAGAATAGAATTTGATAATTTAATGTCAAGAGCGACAAACGAATACAGCCCTTATTTTGAAGATGAAAGCGGATATAAATATCCTGCTTTTAGTTCAGTCAAAGATTTGAAAGCAGATGACTTCCCACTACCTGCTCATTTTGCAAACATTGGATATTCAAAAGAAAAAGCAGAAGAAGTTGGTACTTGGGCTGGTAAAGAATTGATGTATGACTTAAAACTAAGTTATGTAAAATCTTTGACTGCTGAGGGTCAAAAATTATTAGAAGGTCCTATCGACCATGATGGGGATGGCTTGATATACGATGGGACAGCCCGTGAAAAACCAGCGCCTACCAAAAAGAACTAAACTAGGGTATAATTAGATTATGAGTAGACAAGACACACTAAAAGCCATTCAAGAGGCTTATGCAAAATGGTCTGAGAAGGTGGAGTTTACCTCTGAAACTGGGGCATCCGACAAAGAAGAGTCTGAGATTATGGCTCAGATTTCAACCATACTTCAAGGAAATAAACCGCAGTCAGAATAGTGTGCGCTATTCTTAGAACATGGCGGATATAGCACCGAAACTTATTCATTTAAGCGCTGAGAAACTCAATGCGCTACATGAGCGTGTCCATAAGTCCAAGGCTACCCCTGCGACTATCGAGGTTCACCACACCATCCTTAATGAGATGGCTCGGCGCAAGATGGAGCGTCCTCAAGACGATTGGGACAATTACGAAATCCTCGTCGATTCAATCGAGAATGTAGACCTAACTAGCCTAAATGGATTACCTGCCGAGACCCTGTTGGATGTTATTAAGGAAACAGGCGATACCGCTGGCAATATCAAGACTTTCCTAACAGTCAATGGCTATCAAATGCGGGTTGAGCCAGTCGAAAAAAGAATTCAAAAAGAAGATGGAAAATGGGTTGTCTATAACGAGGCGGGAACTAGAAGTTTTGGAACCTATGATTCAAAAGAAGAAGCCGAGGAAAGACTAAGACAAATAGAATTTTTCAAAGAAGAAGAAACTTACAAGCCACCTCAGGGTGTCAGAGAAGCGGCGCAACGAGCGATTGAATGGATTGAGGCTGGACTTGCTGGTAGTGGATTTACTTCAGTTGGTAGAACCCGTGCAGGTCAATTAGCCCGTGGTGAAAATGTAAGTATTGATACTTTGAAGCGGATGAAATCTTTTTTCTCTCGACATAAAGTTGATGGACAAGCCCTTGGATTTAATCGTGGCGAGAAGGGATTCCCTAGCGCTGGAAGAGTTTCATGGGATGCTTGGGGAGGAGATGCAGGATTCGCTTGGGCTGAATCCATGGTGGAGCGCTATGAAAACAAAGTTAAAAAGCACGGAGACCACGACCAATCATCACATGGCGCTTGGGCTAGTGGCGGAAGTGGCGGAGAAACTGACGGTTCATCTAGTCGCCCCGCTTTATCCGCTGATAAAAAGCCAAGTGCAGAACGAAGCCCTGAAGCAGTTAAACAAGCCGAGAGATTACGAAGAGATGCTGAAGCAGTTGAGCCAGTAATTACGGGCTTAATGGAAGGTATTGCTAAAAATATCAATGCAGAATTCGCTGAGGTGGATGGCAAAAGTTCTCTGACAGAAAGACTTAAATCTACTGATTCTCTTGCTCGCAAGATTGACCAAGATGCAGAAAGAGAATATAGCGGAGATAGAGAAAAAGCGGCTAACGCAATTTCTGATGCAGTTCGTTATACATTAAATGTTGATGAATCTGATTACACAGATGGTGTAGAAAAAACTCTTGACACACTAAAAGAAACTGGTTGGAAAGTTGAATCAGTTAAAAACTTTTGGCAAGCAGGTGACCCTTATGATGGCACCAACATTAAGTTGAGCAAAGAAGGAGTTAAGGTAGAACTGCAATTACACACTCCAACATCCCATAAAATTAAAGAAGTTGGATTACATGATGACTATGAAAAATATCGTGTTTCAAAAGATGATACAGAGCGCAGAAGTCTTTGGAACAAAATGGTTGAGACCGCAAAATCAATTCCAAGACCTGCTAACACAGCAAAACTTTTAAGTATTGGAACTTTAGTCGTGCAAACTTTTGAGACTGCTCAACAGGCTGGCTTGGTAAAATCAACTGGGGTTGATATAATATGGAGAATAACGAGAGAGGGTGTAGCCGTATGCGGTATTTCGCAAAACTAGGCGCAGAAAACGAAGCGGTAAACATCTATCGTTTCGAAGTAGGCGATACCACCATTATTGAAGACAGATGGGATGCAAGAAAAAATTCTTGGGTAAATAATCCCGATGCAGATATTGTCGGATACTTAACTCAGGGTGAAGGTGATTTCCAAGAAATTACTGAAGATGTTGCCCGTCAAATTTTCCCTCAAGTATTTACCGAAGAGGCTACAAAGGCTTTAGGTAAATTTGATTTACAAAAAGCAGAGGGCGAAAAGCGTTACACGCTTGGCGCTATGTATATCCCTGATATGGAAGATGCTCATGGAGAGTGGACAGATTCAGATGAATTACAAAGAGCAGTTTGGGATTATGTAAGAAGCAATGACCGCCGTATTCGTTTACAACATAACAAAGATGTTGTTGCTGGTGAATGGGTAGAAGTTATGGCTTTTCCATACTCACTAACAGTTCCAGTTAAAACTCCCGAAGGTCAAGAGATGCAACACACTTATCCGCCTAACACAGTTTTCCTAGGAGTTATTTGGGAGCCTTGGGCTTGGGAAATGGTTAGCGAAGGCAAGATTCGTGGATACTCTATTGGTGGAAAAGCCGAAAGATTATTTGTCGATATTGATGTTGAAAAAGGCGACCCAACAATCTCCGATGTACATATTGATACAATAATGTCGCCCTCAAAGAAAAAGCCAAAGAAGGAAGAAAATAAATGAAAAAAGACCTCAGAATTTTAGGCGAACTCCGCAAAGGACCTTTGGCTGGTATGGACGAGGACGAGTTCAAAATGATTGAGGCAGATGTAAAAAAGTTTGGAATTAAAGGATTAAGTGGTTATGCAAAATCTATGGTTTTAGAGGCTCAACGCCGTTTAGGTTTTCAAATAAATAAAGCCCTAGCCCTAAGAAAAGCAGAATTAGAAAAACATGGCGACCACGACCAAAGTTCTCATGGTGCTTGGTCTAGCGGTGGTGGGGCTGGTTCAGAATCAGAATCAGGCAACTCTAAAGGAGCAAGCGATAAATACGAAACAAAAGGTGGAGTAGAAGTATCAAGTGGTAGTTATCATGATATAAACATAAAAACCACTCCAAAAGTTTTAGATAAATTATTTGGAAAAGGTACTGACATGAGACAAGCAGATGAATTTGAACCAAAGGTCACAGAAGAATGGACAGCAAAATTTACTGATAAAGAAACAGGAAAGTCTTTTTCGGCATCAATTTATGATTGGATGAGATATGACCAAGAAGGAAAAACTGTTAGCCAAGGTTTTAGAATGGCAAAAATTCCAAGAGAAAAAGATTATTCTTTTCATATAGGAACAGAGACAGCCGAGCAAGCACAAATTGTTAGAGATTATATTTCAAATGCTGGTTCAAAAGTTAATAAACAATTTATTGTTGAAATGAATAAAGCAACATCTGTTTCAGTTGGTGATATGGTTTCATGGCAATCTTCAGGTGGCAGAGCAGAGGGTAAAGTTTTAAGAATTGAACGCTCAGGTCGTATCAATGTTCCTGATTCATCTTTTAACATCCAAGGAACTGAAGAAGACCCTGCCGCTTTAATTGTTTTGTACCGTGATGGAAAACCAACTGACACTAAAGTTGGACATAAGGTTTCTACTCTAAAAAAAAAGTAGGAATTGAGAAGCACGGCGACCACGACCAATCAAGTCATGGAGACCGATACAATGCAGATGACTCCGAAGGAGAAAATTCTTCAGAGCCAAAGAACCCAAAATTAAATTTCACTCCATACAAGGATGATTCTGAAGGTGAGTTTGAAGATTTAGATTATGATGACCCAAAGTACATGGACACTATGGATTTGAGACCGAGGAAAAAATGATGAGTGCATCGATAATTGATGACACCATCCAAGTTTTGACCTCGATGAATTTAACCGTCACCAAGGTCACAACCCCGCCTGGGTATGCAGGAATACAGGTTTATTTACCCAACGACACTCAAGCATTTTTTATATGGGCAAAAATCGACAAAGACGATTTCCACTTTAGAATGGCTAGATTTTGGCAAAGCGAGAACCCTTTTTCTATGTGGATTGCCCCTAATTTGATTCAAGCATTGGCTAAAACGAGGGTTCTAACCAATCAGTAAATAGGCTCGAATTACACTTGTGTTATTATTTGTTGGTCAAGACCCGAGGTTAGTTTTATTAGCCCTATGCTAAAAGACTTTCCTCTAGTTTGTTAGGAGCATAAATTGGCAAAACCCCGTACCCGCAAAATGGTGAATTTAGCCATTGAGGAAACGAGTGGCGTAGACCATCCAGCGCATCTACATGAGGGTTGGCTTGTAATGAAGTCAGCCTCCGAATCTGAAGTTCAGAGGGTTCTCGACAAATCGCTGACCGAGGAGGACTCCAATATGGAGGATATGAAAACTACCGAGGCAACTGAAGATAAGGTTGAAAAAACCGTTGAGGAAGAACTAGCGGCGGCGCAAGCCCGTATCGCAGAACTCGAAGCCAAACTCGCCGAAAAGGAAGAAAAACCTGAATTGGAAGTTGAAATGGCGATGGGTCAAGACTCAAAGGAACCTAAAAAGGAAGAAGAGGACTATATGAAGTCCGCTCCTGCTCCAGTTGTTAAAATGATTGAAGACTTGAGAAAACAGGCAGAGGAGGCAACCGCTGAATTACGCAAAGAGCGTGAAGCCCGTGCCGATGCTCAAGCCGTTGAAAAAGCAAAGGGTTGGGCTAACCTCAACTTCGATGCAGAGAAAGTTGGACCAGCGCTTCGTCGTTTGTCCGAAACTGATTCAGAGTTAGCAAAGAGCATTGAAGAAGTTCTTTCTTCAGTAAACGCTCAAGCAGAATCAGCATCTATTTTTGCAG